GTCCCTCACGACATGGAATCAACAGAACTTAACCTTGAGGAACTCCTAAATAATGATGAACTAAACACACTAATGGGTGAGATTCTAGTAGAACTTATCCAACAACAAGCGGACAAGGAACAAAATGAACAGAGAGATATTGAAGGAACAGATTAAGAGACACGAAGGTGAAGTGCTAGAAGTCTATGCAGATTCACTAGGATACTTAACACTAGGTGTTGGACATCTTATTAAAGAAGGTGATGCAGAACACGGACAATCGGCAGGAACATCAGTAAGTCAAGACATTGTTGATGCATATTATGAAGATGATTTCGACAAACACGTTGATGAATGTATTCATGTATTTGAGTCAAAAGGTGGAGAAGATTTTTATAGTCTTCCTGAAGACATCCAACACGTTTTAGTCAACATGACTTTTAACTTAGGCGGAAGTCGTTTTGGTAAATTTAATAATATGTGGAAAGGTGTAATCGCAGAAGACTGGAATAAAGTTGCAGTCGAGATGGAAGATTCGAAATGGTTTGGTCAAGTTGGTAGACGAAGTGTAGAACTACAAGACTTGGTTAAAGCCTGTGCTTAAAACCTCAAACATTAAAGCTATAAAACTTTTAGGTGGAGAAGTTATCATGGGAATGGTAACTGAATCTAAACTAAACAATAGCGTCCACATATCTGAAGCACAACAATTGATTTCAGGTGTAGAAGACGGAAGAATGGAAGTTAACCTTGCACCATGGTTACCATATGCAAGAGAATACGATTTTGATATCCCGAAGAGTCAGATAGTCACTATATTTTCAGTGAGACCTAACTTGGAGACTAACTACAAAATCGCAACAGGGAATAAATAATGGCAGATATATTAGGTGCATTAGTAAAGAAATACGAAGGTGATATCGCAGTACACACTGCAAACATCTCAGTTTATCAATCAAACCCAGCAGGTATCGGAGAACATCCTGATGTCGTAGCTGCAGTAGATGAACTCGTTGGACAACTTGCAGATGCACAAGACAAACTCAAATCAGTAAAAGAATTACAACATCCAAGTAAAAAAACACTTGTAGAATAGTCCACTTTCTGTTATAATAACAGTATGGATTTTTATACTAATGTATGTCGTACTCGTGATAAAATACTCGTAAAGGGTTATCAAGGTAAAAAACAGGTAAAACTATCTGTTGCATATCGTCCCAATCATTACGTCCTTTCTAAAAAAGGTGACACTGCATACAGGTCATTAGATGGAAGACCACTAGAGCAGGTCAATCTTGACACTATGGGTGGTGCAAGAAAATTCAGAGAACAATATCAAGGAACTCAAGGTTTTGAGATTCATGGATATGACAAATACATTTACACTTACATCGCTGATAAATTTCAGGGTAATGTAAAATGGGATTACAAAACAACTAAAATTGCAACACTTGATATCGAGTGTGAGTCAGAAAACGGATTCCCCGAACCTACTCTTGCAGAAGAAAAAGTAAACGCAATCACAATCAAACCATTTCGATTTATGGCACATACTTTCGGTATTGGGCCTTGGGATGCACCTGCGAATGTGACTTATCATGAATGTGTTGATGAAGCACAACTACTAACTGAGTTCATTAAGTATTGGAGAAAGGAATCTTTTGACATTGTTACAGGATGGAATGTTGATGCATTTGACATGACGTATCTTTGTAATCGTGTAGATAAACTATTCGGTGAAGGACATCATAAGAAGTTCTCACCTTGGAATATGTCTGATGTCAGAGATTACACAAATAATTATGGTCAGAAGGTTATGGTGTTTAATCTATACGGGATTAACATTGTTGATTATATGCAACTTTACAAAACTAGAACATTCGTCAATCAAGAATCCTATTCACTCAATCACATTTCACACGTTGAGTTGGGTAAAGCAAAGATTGATTATTCCGAATACGGTTCCCTGCATACACTTTACCAACAGAACTATCCATTGTTTTTAGAATACAATGTTAAGGATGTAACACTTGTAGAAGACCTCGAAGATAAACTCGGTCTATTGGAATTGACCATGACCATGGCATATGATGCCAAGTGTAATTACTTGGATACATTTGGTATGGTTAAGTATTGGGAAACAATCATATACAACTTCCTCAAAGAACAGAACATCCAAACACCACCTCAGAAATTAGATAGAAGTAAAACGCATTCTATTGTCGGTGCATATGTTAAAGACCCTATTGTGGGTAAACATGATTGGGTTATGTCATTTGACTTGAACTCATTGTATCCTCATATCATTATGCAGTATAATATTTCCCCCGAAAAGATGATTAAGGGTGATATCAAAACTCTCAATATTGATAAGTTACTGAACAACGAACATGACCTATCCGACCTAAAGACAACTAATAGAACTATCGCTGCCAATGGAGTCCAGTTCAAAAGAGACAAACAAGGATTCCTTCCCGAACTTATGGAAAAGTTTTACACTGAACGTAAAGAGTGGAAGGGTAAGATGATTGAGTATCAGATTGAGAAAGAATCATGCGATGATAAGAAACGACTGAATGAACTCGATGGACTAATCAAACGTGCATATAACAATCAACAGGTTAGAAAGATTGCACTTAACTCTGCTTATGGTGCTCTTGCAAATCAATACTTTGCATTCTTTGACCCTAACCTTGCAGAAGCAATTACTATGTCGGGTCAGTTGATTATTAAAACTGCAGAAAACACCATCAATGATTACATGAACAAGGTTCTTAATACTGATAATGAAGACTATGTGATTGCAATGGATACCGATTCGATTTATGTGTCTTTCGATAAAATGGTACAGAAGGTATTTCCTGAAGGTACACCCAAACATAAGATTGTAGATTTCCTTGATACCGTTGGTCAAGATAAGATTCTAGACGTGTTAACTGGGGGTTATGACGACCTTGCAGAATACACCAACGCCTTCCAACAGAAGATGGTTATGGGTCGGGAGATTATTGCAGACCGTGGAATATGGACTGCGAAAAAAAGGTACATACTCAATGTAATGGATAACGAAGGGGTAAGACTCAGAGAACCTAAACTTAAAATGATGGGGATTGAAACTGCAAAGTCATCAACTCCTGAATGGGTTCGTAAACAATTAACTGATGTCTTGAAGGTTGTCATGAACGGGACTGAAGAAGAAGTTTGGGACTTCGTAGAGAACGCACGAAGAGACTTCAGACGATTGCCAGTAGAAGAAATGTCATCACCAAGAGGTTGTAATAACCTTGCACAATATTCGGATGCAACTACAATCTACGGTAAAGGAACACCTATTGCAGTTCGTGGTGCATTACTATACAACCATCTTCTCAAGAAAAAGAACGTACATAAACGATATGAGAACGTAAAGAATAGTGACAAGATAAAGTTCACTTACCTTACACTTCCAAATCCAATCAATGAGAACGTGATATCATTTATCAATGTTCTCCCAAAAGAATTTGACTTAAACAGTTATGTGGATTATGATATGCAATTTGATAAGTCATTCATCGAACCACTTAAGAACATCATAACATTAATTGGTTGGAACGTAGAACCAGTTGCATCATTGGATAATTTCTTTGGTTAAATTACACTAAATAGATATATGGCATATAGTAAAGAAGTAGTACAACGGTTCGAAGCCGTATTAGAAAATCCTCAAAAACATTCCGTTGGAAGTTTAGATAGGAAAGACCCGAAGGTTGCAACAGGCCTTGCAGGCGCACCTGCTTGTGGTGATGTGATGCAACTACAATTGTTACTGGATGACAATGAAAAGATTATCGATGTAAAATTCAAGACTTACGGATGTGGAAGTGCAATTGCATCTTCATCATTGTTCGTAGACTTAATGATGGGTAAGACTATCGCAGAAGCAAAATTAATCAAAGATAAAGACATTGCAGATGCACTTCAACTTCCACCAATTAAATTACACTGTAGTGTACTAGCAGAAGATGCTATCAAACAAGCAATGGTAGACTATGAGACAAAACAGACAGAAGGTTATTCTCATCCTATCCTAGACCATGAAGTTAAAGAACCAACAATGGTTGGTCATAATTCATTGCCTGGTTTGGCAAGAGAAGATTTCATAGAATGATAGGATTAATCATCGGATAAATAACAATATGTATGAATATAATGTAACAATTACCAAAGTGGTGGACGGCGACACGGTTGACGTAGATATAGACCTAGGTTTCGGAATGGTTTATAAGAAACAAAGAGTACGCTTACTAGGAATCGATACACCTGAATCTAGAACAAGAGATTTGGTCGAGAAACTATTCGGTAAAGCATCAAAAGCACACCTCAAAACTATCTTAGAAGAAGGTAATATATCTCTTATCTCTCACGATAAAGGAAAATTCGGAAGAATCCTTGGTGAGTTATTCATAAATGACCCTGAAAACCCACAAGAAAATAGGATATCTGTAAACCAACAACTGATTGACGACCATCATGCAGTAGAATACACTGGTGCTAATAAAGACACTACTATACTACAACATATGGAAAACCGAGAATTTTTATTAAATATTGGAACCGTCACTCAGGAACAAATAGATAAAGTATCATGATTATAACAGCCATGGATTGTTTTTACATATTCATGATTGCGTTCATAACAACCTTTCTAGTAGTGATTGAGATTCAGTTACACACAATGAAATCTACAATGGAACAATACATTGATATTCGTCTCAATCCAAAAAAGATGAAAGAATCTTCAGAAAACTCCGAAAAACCTCTTACAAAATAACTCTAAGTATAGTATACTAGAGTATACATTATGAGAGGTGTTAAATTATGACAAGTATTTTAAAAGACCTGATAAAGGCAAGTGGAAATGAGTACGCAAGTATTGTTTCCGAAGGAGTAGCAGCAGGAGATGTCGATGAATTTATCGATACTGGGTCTCATGTATTCAATGCACTTCTAAGTGGTTCACTATACGGTGGACTTCCTTCAAACAAAATCACTGCAATCGCTGGTGAATCTGCAACTGGAAAAACCTATTTCGCATTAGGAATGGTAAAACAGTTTTTGACAGACCATCCCGATTCTGCAGTAATTTACTTCGAATCTGAATCTGCATTATCAAAAGATATGATTGAATCAAGAGGAATAGACTCATCAAGAGTTGTTATTGTTCCTGTTGTTACAGTACAAGAATT